TGACAACTTTTGCCAAAGAACCTGACAACACAGACTACCAAGCCTACCTAGCATGGCTTGCAGAAGGTAATACACCAACACCAGCAGATGAGGTGACAGAATGAGCTTGCTCTTAAGTGGTACAGACGGACTCTCCGATGTAGACGGTACAGCAGCAACCCCTGCTATTCGTGGTACAGACGCTAACACAGGTATCTTCTTTCCTGCTGCTGACACCATTGCTTTCTCTGAAGGCGGTACGGAAGTAGCTAGGTTTGATAACGCAGGAAACTTTGGTATTGGAACAAATTCGCCTACTGCTTTTGGTGGCGGATTTATTGTTAGTCAAACAACGGGGTCAAGCGGCGGCTATTCGCTGCAAACATCTGGTTCTGTTGTCACACAAATTGCGGCTGACTCAACCGCTTCTGTTGGTTACACAGGTACACGCTCAAATCATCCTTACGTTTTTGTTACAAACAACGCAGAACGTATGCGTGTTGACTCTTCTGGCAATGTGTTTGTGGGGACGACGGCAGCGGGTGGCGCTGGCGGACTTTCTATTAACATAGCGGGTCGTAACACGCCAAACGTTTTGTGGAACAGAACAAGTACGACAGACACATCGTACCCGCTTGAATTTCAAAATGGCGGAAGCATTGTTGGTTTTGTGTCTTACACAAATACTGGCACTATTTACACCACTTCTTCAGACTACCGCCTAAAAGAAAACGTAGCGCCGATGCAAAACGCATTGGCTACAGTCGCTGCACTTAAGCCCTGCACTTACACATGGAAAGCAGACGGTAGCGCAGGTCAAGGCTTCATCGCTCACGAACTCCAAGCCGTAGTCCCTGACTGCGTAGCTGGCGAGAAAGACGCTGTTCAAACAGTCGATGACTTAGACGCTGAAGGTCGTAAGATTGGCACAAAAGAAGTGCCACGCTATCAGGGTGTTGACACAAGTTTCTTGGTTGCTACACTAGTCGCTGCAATTCAGGAGCTAAAGGCTGAGGTTGACGCACTCAAGGCTGGGTAATGGAACACAAGGACACCAAAGATACGCTAATGAGCGTACTTAGCTACATCAACAGCCCGTTTAAGCTGTTCGTGGTTGTCCTCTTGGGTGTGCTTGGTTTTATTGGATACTTTGTTTATACCCATCAAGGCGTGATGGTCGGTGCGTACATGAAAAGCCGAGAGTTACCCAAGCTCGATGAAAGCAGATTTGACATAGCAGCATCGATGTTGTTCAGAGAAACGAAAGCGGAAACCGTTTCTATTTTTGCGGTAGACCCTATCTTAAACAAGCGTGTGTTGGTTCGAGCATACGCTAAAGACGGTGGTAGACAGAAGTTGTTAGAAGGTGCAAACGTAGGTTTATTTTCTGGCAACCATAGCAACAATGCTGACGTAGTAAAGCTCATGGCTGGAGAAGTCCCTTGCGGTGCTTACCTGCGTCCGCAGAGCGAGGCAGGGCTTTGGTATATCCATCAAGGCGTTCGCTTTACCTGTCGTGTTTCTGTACCCCCAGACATTAGCCAATTCATCGGTCAAATTACTTTAGGTTGGGCAGGTGAGCCAGACCTTGAATACGCTCGATCCATTATGGAAGTTGTAGCCCGTGGGCTTGTCTTACAAAAATAGGAGATAGTATGATTCTCGACATATTGGGTATTGGCTCAAAGATTATTGACAAGATATTCCCTGATGCAGGTGCAGCGGAACAAGCAAAACTCAAATTGCTAGAACTTCAACAATCTGGACAACTTGCACAACTTAATGCGGATATGCAAGAGCAGCAAGAGCTTTCTAAGCGTCATTTGGCTGACATGAGTAGCGATAGCTGGCTATCCAAGAATATTCGTCCTATGACCCTTTTAATCATTCTGGGGGGGTATTTCACGTTTGCTTTGATGTCAGCGTTTGATATGGACACCCATAAACAATATGTTGAGTTGTTGGGACAATGGGGCATAATCATTATGAGCTTTTATTTCGGTGGCAGAACCGTTGAAAAGGTTGCTGACATGGTTGAACGTAGGAAAACAAAGGAGATTGAGAATGCAAAGTAATTGGAAACAAGCGTTTGAGCAAATGCTTGCTAGTGAGGGTGGTTTTACTGACGATGAGCGTGACAACGGCAACAAGCTACCAGACGGGCGCAAAGGCTCGACTATGCTTGGCGTGACGCAATTTAATTGGGAACAGCACATTGGACACCAAGTCACGCATGAGCAGATGAAAAAGCTCACTCCTGCGGATGTCGAACCGTTGTACAAAAAGAAGTATTGGGACGCTGTTCGTGCTGACGAGCTACCTAGCGGCATTGACTACATGGTGTTTGATATGGGTGTCAATGCAGGGCCGGGCAGATCAATCAAGCTCTTGCAGTCTGCGGTAGGCGTTCCTGCTGATGGTGGGTTAGGCCCAATCTCAATGAAAGCAGTTTTGGCTGCTGACCCTGTAGAACTTATTGACAGGTTTAGTGCAGAAAAAGAAGCCTTTTACCGCAGTCTTGATTCGTTTAAGACATACGGTACGGGTTGGCTCAACCGTGTAGCGCAAGTAAAAGTTAAATCGACTTCAATGCTTGCTTAAAAACAGGTAGTGGTGCAGTTGCCTGAATAACAACAAATAGTGCATACAATCATCCTGCCGCCTGAGAACGTAGTGTTAGTTACGCAAGCCGCATAAGCTGCGGAGGCTGACAGGGCTAACACTACGCCAATAATGTACTTTTTCATTTTCTATCCTTTATAAAGTAACGTGCGAACCTACAGTTTTCACCCTCAACCATGAGCGTGTAAATTTTAAAACCTTGCCCTTTCAGCTTATAAATGATGTCTGCCAAGCGTGTTGCTTTATATAGCTTTATAGCTTCCCAACTTGTGATGTGTCCATGTTTTTTAAGGTGCAGGTAAACAGCGTCTATTTTGGTCATCATAGCCTCACAGAAACATAGCAAGAAAGATACATCCAACAAACAGCGCTGAACCGAACCAAGCTGACACAGGTATCTTGTCGCTATTGGGTTCGTAAGCACCATGCTCACTTACTCTTGGTGTACGCAGCGTCCAGTTAGAGTGCGATTGGTTTGCAAAATAACCGTAGTTGTCACGATTAAGGTTGTTCTGTTCGCTCACAAATGGGCTAATCTTTTTCATGGCAACCATCCTTCTATAGCTGCTTCAATTTCGTTCATAATTTCGCCAAACTCAGGCTTATGACGATTTTTGATAATGTGCTGCATAATGGTAGTGATTTCATCCCCCTCGCAGATGTGATGTATCCATTCGTGATGGCTAGTGCCGTCAGTTGTGCTGCCACCTTTTTCTATTGCAAAAATCACATCGTAGATGTCAACAGCTTCTGCACCTAAATGCTCACGATATTGTTCGTCACCGTGGATGTGGTCGTTTCTTCCTGATTCTGGTGATATGTGCATGATTCTTCCTTGGGTTAATGGCGTTGTTGCCATGACTAGATATTAAGCTAGCTAAACAATCAATGCAACATTATTTTATAGGGACAAACCCTAAGTGTTGTATTTATGTTTGGGTGCGTAAGCAATCGATGACTCTAAGGAGGAGGGACAGCCAAAGAAAGCCTACGCCCGTTGATTATATGTTGTTCTTCTTTTTGTAGAAAGCAAGAAGATACTGAAAGCACTCCCAACCGTCAGATAAATCTTGCTCTGAATGCTCAATCAGTCGAACGTCACCAGCTTCTGTGAAGTAGACGTTTGCACACCTAGCGGTAGGCTTGTTTAAACCCATCCTATACGCTGCAAGCTGCATAATTTGCTCATGGTAAGGGGTAATCTTACTCAAATCTCCTTCTTTGCTCTTAAAGTCTACAACGATGTTTTCAGCTATCAAATCAACCTTTCCACCGTATCCACCCCAACTAAAGCTGCGTTCTGCTTCCCAATTGGCAGGGCCAAAGTGACTCTCAAGCGCAGAATGCACTTTGTAGACGTAGTTAGGAAACTCAATCAGCTTTCCCTCATAAAAGCTCTCAAGCACACCATGCAGTCGAGTTCCTCGGTCTGCTGCTTCCCGTCCTGTAGATTTAGCGTCAGACATAACACGTTGCAACCAGTTTTCTTCTGATTCACCCTCTGCTCTGGGTAACGTCAGCGCAGCTAACAAAACCTGTTGCTGCAACCAATTGGACAGACCGGGCTTCGCAAGCAAACCGCTGATAGTCGTTACTGACGGTACTAAACCTCTTTCCCTAGCGTCACGCAAATTGGTGTTACGTTCAACACCGTTTTTGCCAATAATTCGGTAAGCTGGGCTACCGTCTTGGGCGTAAAAGTGTCCTGATTCTGAATCTGCTGTTTTAACAATCATTTGTTTACCTGTTTAGCAAGGGTTTTAAGCATTTCAATAGCGTCCTGTACGTCTTGCATGGCTCTCTGGTCAAGAACCATGCCCTCGTACCATTGCTGAAGCCGCCAAGAAATCAAAATAGCTTCTTCAGTTTGGCTCAAGATAAGCTCCTTAAAACGCATATACCTTGCGTCCACCAACAGGCGCAAAGGGAATATCGCTGTCCATATCCGCTACAGACCCACCAGAAGCCTCTTGGTACGCTTTAGATTGCTCACCTATGCTTCGGTACTCAGGTGACTTTCTAATCGTTTCCTTGATGTTTTCAGACAACGAATCAAACATAGTTTCGTCAAACTTATCAAGGCTAAACAACATTGTGGTGTTAATGCCTTCTGGCAACCCTTGTTTCTTGTAAATGCTAGGTACAGCAGAAACACCTTTAAGGTCTGCATAAGTCATGTCACCTTTTTGGCGGTGGCTAATGTTAACCATGCAAAAGTGTCCAAGAATGTTGCTAATGTCAAAACCTTTAAGTTCATCCTCGCTAAATGCTTTACCTCTCCATGCTTCTAAATCACGACGCAAGTTCGCTTTTTCGTTAAGACTTACTGTGTACTCACGGGACTGAATCAAGGGTTTACCGTCTGATGTGAGCAACGGTTTACCCTCAGCGTCCTCACCATGCAGCTCAAAAAAGAACTTTGCTTTGCGACTCATGTTGACTTTACCCTCATACTCACGCATTTGCGTACCTAAGTCGATAATGCGGTAAAGACGGGCTAAATGCGTACCAGCGGGTGCAATTTGAAACTGCTTACGGTCTGAGTTTGATCCTGTGATAATCATTTTGTTGCTCCAAAGATTTCATCAAAGTTGTAGATAACGGGCAAAAGTTTTGCGGGTGAGTGGTTAGGTAGGTTGCAAGCATGGCGGATGATTGCCATGTAATCGTCTGTAATGTTGCCTTGCTCGACTTGGTTAAGAGCTTCCTCTAAGCGTTGTTCGTATTCGTCTTGAAATTGCTTTTCTTCCATGTTTTTTCCTTTGTAAGCGTAATTGCCTAATACGAATATTAAGACAACTAAATGTGTATGTCAACTTAAATATGTTAAGATACCTTCATGAATGATAGCGAAATTATCCAAACATTAGGTGGCACAACAAAGGTTGCTAAGTTGTGCGGTGTCACTTTGGCTGCTGTGTCGCAATGGCGCAACAACGGCATTCCGCAAGACAAGATGATATTTCTTGCAGCCAGCTTAGAAAAAGCGTCTGACGGTAAATACACACGAAAGCAAATGTTTCCCTCGACATGGCAAGACATTTGGGTAGAATTGAAATAAATACATAGTACCTACACACATGAGTATTAAGAATAGCGTCAAAAGTGGCTGACGCTGCCCACCTCGACGGAGGTTATTTAGCAACTTAATACTCAGTTGTGTGGGTATTGCGCTTTAGCAACGCAATTTTTAATGCAAGCAGCTCTGATCGTTTCCTTGGCAGGCTTCGCACCAGAGTTGAGTGTTTAATTTTCTAATGGAAATCGTGCTTTATCGAGGCTCACTTTACTTTTTAGATTGTTCGCTTTAATATTTGTACATCCCTTGGCAGGGGTGATAAACGTAACAAGGCTTCACATGGACACTCAGTAGGTCGTTACACCTACCCTGCCAGACCCTTAAAAAAGGTTGAGTGTTCAGGTGAAGCCTTTTTTTTAAAGGTTAGTTATGCACTATTATCAATTCAATATCGGTGACTACGCTAGTCACACAAGATATTTGACACCCATGCAAGACTTGATTTACAGGCGCTTACTTGACCTGTATTACTTACATGAAAAACCCATTCCAGAAGATAACCCATCCCAATATATTGGATTGAACGACTGTTCAACGGACGTTCAACGGGTGCTTAACGACTACTTTATTTTGACCGAAAAAGGATGGATAAATAAGAGAGCAGACTTGCAAATAGCAGAGTATAAAAACAAGCAAAAGTCTGCATCATTGGCTGGGAAGAAAAGTGCAGAGGTTCGCAAAGCAAGTAAAGATGCGGTTCTTGAACGACCGTTGAACGAATGTACAACGAGTGTGCAACTAACCAATAACCATAAACCATTAACCATTAAACAAGAACCAGTTAAAAGAGTTACGCCAGAAGGCGTTTTGCAATCTGTCTGGGATGATTTTTTGCAGCTTAGAAAAGGAAAAAGGTCAGCAGTTACAGACACAGTTATGCGTGGAATTGAAAAGGAAGCACAAAAAGCGGGATTGTCTTTAAATGACGCACTTGAGCATTGTTGTGTAGCTGGTTGGCAATCCTTTAACGCTGAGTGGTATGCAAACGCAAAAACTAAATCCGTTACCGAAAAACCTTGGGTGAAAGAAAACCGAGAATGGTTTGACCAAGCTGCGGGAAGAAGCCCAACATTTGAAAAAGACATTTTTGAAATGGAAACTAACGTACCGAGGATTGCAAAATGAGCATATCAATTGCTGCCGTCGAGCGTTTGTTTGACCGACTGTCAATGACATACGGGACTGAATTTAAAAACAAATGGAACGGTATTCCGCTTAACGAAGTTAAGTCAGCCTGGGCGCATGAGCTTGGTATTTTTGCTGACAACCTAAATGCTATTGGTTGGGCATTGCAAAACCTTCCTGATCGTTGCCCAAATCTGATTGAGTTTAAATCTTTGTGCAAACAAGCCCCCAGACCCACCACAATCGCTTTGGACGCACCAAAAGCACCGACTGAGGTAGTTGATAAGGTTTTAGCGGAAATCGCTTTGAAAGCGTTTAAAGCACCAAAGGACGATAACGGCAATGTTGACCATAAACGATGGGCCAAGAAGCTAAAGACTTGGCACGAAAATGGTGGAAAGTTGAGCTTATATCAAATTAAATGCTACAAAACTGCGTTAGATATAGTAAGCTAACTAAATAGAATTATTGGAGTGTTATGAAAAAGCCAGAAAAAATAGACAAGTTTGACAGACCTGCATACAAAACACCAAAAACGCATACACGGGCTGGCAGCATGAATAAGATCATATTTGGTGATTGCCGTGACACTATGCGTCAATTGGCAAGCGAAAGTGTAAAGGTACAAATGTGTGTGACTAGCCCACCTTATTTTGGGCTGCGTGACTATGGGCATGATGGTCAGATTGGGCTAGAGGGAACTCCAGAGCAATACATCGAGGCAATGGTAGAGGTTTTCCGTTGCGTCAAGGACATTTTGGCTGATGATGGTGTGTTGTGGGTAAACATTGGCGATAGTTACAACACATCTCCTGCTGGTAATAAAAAATGGGGTGATGGTGTTGGAACAAATAAAGCCTACGAAGAACACCAAATACATCATGGTAAAAAAATAATAAAATCTTTAAAACCAAAAGACCTAATTGGTATCCCTTGGATGCTTGCTTTCGCTCTCAGGGCTGACGGTTGGTATCTACGCCAAGACATTATTTGGCATAAGCCAAACCCAATGCCAGAATCTGTACAAGACCGTTGTACAAAAGCACATGAGTACATCTTTTTGTTGTCGAAATCACAAAAGTATTTTTATGACAATGAGGCAATTAAAGTGCCTGTCAAAGAGGATTGGGGTACACGGGATAGAACAAACGGCAAGTATCACAATGAAGGTACGGGCTTGCAGCCTCATGGCGGCTTGGAAAAGTCTCATGAGATGTCAAACAAAAGGTCAGTATGGTCGGTTAATACAAAGCCATACAAAGGCGCACACTTTGCTGTATTTCCAGAGGAATTGATTGAGCCTTGCATATTGGCAGGAAGTCGTATTGGTGACGTTGTGCTTGACCCGTTTATGGGCAGCGGAACAACGGCACAAGTAGCACAACAATTGGGACGCAAATACCTTGGTTGCGAACTAAATCTAGACTACAAAACATTGCAAGATAAACGAGTAGCACAACAATCTTTGGAATTGGCATGAAAAAGAAAGACACTATAAGCAAGTTTGACAGACCTGCTTATGTCCCGCCTAAACGCTTTGTAAGACCCGGCAGCATGACCGTATTAGCAGCACCAAGCAGAATTGCAAAAACTTTGTTTTATCCAGACGGAAAGATTAAACGTGAAGAAAAACCAGATTGAGCTGATGCAAGTTTTAAAAAACGTAGACAAATGGTTAACCGCTGCTGAGATTGCGGAACGAATAGACGCACATCCCAACAAAGTACGCAGATTAATAGCTTCTGATGCGTTTAAACACGTTTTAAAGGGTGTTTGTGACACAGGTAGAGTAAACGGAAAGTACGTCACGGTTTACAAACTAATGCCTGAACACAAATCTAACGTAGAAGATGCGTTATCTCTTGCTAAACAACACACAGGTATTTGGGGTCAGCTTAATTGGTCTAACCAAATTAAAGTAGAGTTGCTATGAAGCTAATTGAAAAACTTAAAAAATCTTGGTTAACGGTTCAAGAAGTTGACGAACTTGAAGAATACGTTAAACAGTTAGAAATAGACGCAAACCGCTACAAATGGCTAAACAAGTACACAAGTCAGCTTTTTATGGTGACTGAGGAACAGACTGACCAACAAGTTGACATTGCAATGGGGAAAAAGCATGACTGACGATCCAGAAGAATTTGCTTGGCAAGAGCTAGAACGTAAACAGCAAAAGAAAAAGCAAGTACCAGTTACAGAACGGGAAGCTCTCAAAATCGCTTACAACGCATTAATTGAGATAGATAAGGAAACACCTTACCCCCTCGCAAAACACGCTGCAATGGTCATTAATAGCGTTTTAAGCGTATCCGCAACGGATTGGGAGGCTATTGCAGCAGATCAAGCTATGACTATTGCATTAATGAAAACAGAGCAATGGGACACATCCGACATGGCGCATAGACCTAACAGCCTATCAATTGATGACGATATACAAGAATACAAAAAGCCTTGGGTTGGGTTAACTGATGTAGAAATTCACGAGGCAGCAATTATTTGCGTAAAGTCTGGGCAATCAGTAAATAATTGTATTCGAGCGATAGAAACTAAGTTACGGAAGCGCAACAATGGATAACCAACCAGACCTATTTACCTTAGTTGAAGCGCAATCATTAAACGATGAGATTAATCGGCTGAAAGACCTTAATCAGCGTCTAGTGGCGGCAGCTAAAGAACTAGGCTATGCAGACGATGTACATGAATGGGACGATGCTTGGAGCAAAATGTGCAAGATAATGAAAGAGTGCAAAGAAGTTGGGGTAGCACTTCAGACCGCATCCTAATTTTGCTTAAACAACACGAAATGACCAAAATAGAGATATGCAGCGCACTAGGTTTAACGCACGATGACACAGCAAGCGTACTAACAAGGCTTAGGCGCACATCTAAGCTGTTTGGCAAGCGTATCTATATCTGCGGTTACGAGCGTGGCGCAATCGGTAAGCGGTATTACCTTAGACCAGTTTATAAAGCGGGAAGCAATCCAGATAGACCAAAGCCACCTGTATTTACTCAAAAAGAACGTAGTGCTAAGTCACACAAGAAAAGAATGTTAATTAAACACAGCCAGATATTTCAAGGACAATATGGACTTTGACCCTAATGACGCAATTGAGTACATTTATAAGAACGCCCCAAAGTATGGTGCAGCTAAAGGCAAGGTTGCCGAATTGGACGCATATAGGCACAGCTTGAAAGCCATTATGATGAGCAAATCATCAGAATCGACTATCGGTGGACAAGAAAAAGCAGCCTATGCAAGCCCCGAATACCAAAACCTATGCAAAGCTATAGGCGAGGCAACAGAAGCGGCTGAAACGCTTAAATGGCGGCTAGAATCGGCAAGAATGAAGTTTGAAGCGTACAGAACTTTGGAAGCAAGCAACAGAAACCTAGAAAGGCTCACTAGATGAACGATTACGCACTATCATTTATTACGATTAAAGCCTTGCTTAAACATTATGAAGCGGCAGTAAATAAACATAATTATCAGGAAGCCGCAAGCATTGCTGTAGACATACAGCTACTTAGTCGTGATTTACAACAATGGGCTGAACAATGTATAGAAACCAAAAACTCCTAGTTGCTTGCAGAGAAATACCTTGTCAACTATGTGGCGCAGACGATGGTACGGTTGTTGCAGCGCACAGCAACCAGTTGCGGGATGGCAAAGGCAGAGGTCTTAAAGCGCACGATTACCGCATTGCATCATTATGTTTTCGATGTCACACCGAAATAGATCAAGGCAAAGACTTAAACAGAGTAATGCGAGTAGAGCTTTGGGAACTGGCACACAGAAAGACTATAGGCGAATTGTTTGAGCGAGATTTAATTAAATGCTAGTAACAATGAAGTTACCAATTCCCCCGTCCAATAACACCTATTATCGAAACTTTAGGGGGCGGATGGTGCTTGGCAAGTCTGGTCGAGAATACAAAATAACAATCCAAGAATATGTAACAGAAAACAAAATTCCTAAATTCGGAAGTAGTAGACTCCACGCAATGATTACAATTTTCCCTAAAGACCGACGAAAATTCGATTTAGATGGAAGGCTTAAAGGATTGCTTGATTCTTTGCAAGACGCAGGTGTGTTTGACGATGACGAACAACTTGACCAAATCACTATCACAAGAGGCGTGATTAAATCAGGTGGTCAATGTACAATAATCCTAGCCACCATTGAAAACGAGGCGTAAATGGACTATCCAGCCGTATTTGTATCGACGCTGTTACATAGCGCAACCAATGCTC